TCACCCGGAGCCAGCGGGTAAGGGCTGGAGTCCGTATAGCCAAAGTCGCCGCCGGTCTGCGCTGAGGTCGCGGTTGGGATCGTGTAGGCGGGAACCAGTGCGGTTGCGACCAAGCGCTTGGTCACACCGCCGTCGAAGCTGGAGAACAACTGCGCCTCAGCAGCGGTCGTGGTCTGACCCGTAAAGGCCCTGATCCGGCTGATACGCGCCCCGTTCCGGCTTGTGCGGCTGTCCTGCACCGTGACCGCAGAACCGCCGCCAGTGGCCGTCGAGGTGGCGTTGGAGCCGTGGGTGATGGTGTAGGTCGAGGAGGTCAGGACCGTGACCTGATACGCCCCCGAAGGCGTAATGCCACCCACCGCCGTCGCGCCCGCGATGGTGGTGGTGTCGCCCGTCGCCAGACCGTGCGCCGCCTGCGTCACCGTCACGGTCGGCGAGCCGTTGGTCACGCTGAACGGGTTGGGGTTCAGGAGGTAGACCGGGGCCAGCAGGACCGTATTGGTCGGGCTGTCCGTGTAGGTGGTGTTCGCCGTGGTGGCGACCGCCGTCGCGCTCCAGATCTGCTGGGGCGTGACAATGCTATTCGGGGACAGCGTCCCGTTCACAACAGGCATGGGCAGGAGTCCTTAGAGAGCCGCCGCGAAGGCGACGGAGAGGCGGGTAGCCGCAGCGGTCTTGGCGGCCTGGTCGGAGGCGTAGTCGGTGATCTGCGAGGTCGTGACGGTCGGGGTCTGCCAAGAGGCCGTGGTCCCGTCCGTGGAGAGGAACTTGCCGGCATTGCCCGGCTGTCCGGGAAGCGCGCCTGACGCCATGGCGAAGGCCACGCCGTCCACATAGCCCTTCGTCGCCCCGTCCGTGTTGGAGGTCGGCGAGCCCACATTCTGCAGCCGCGCGCCGGCGAAGTCGGTCGGGGTCGAGGTCCGGTAGAAGCTCACCCCGTCCGGCGAGTAGCAGAAGCCCACCTCACCCGCGGCGAAGGATGCCGTGGCCCCTGCCCCGGTCGTCACCACAACAGCGCCAGAGGCGGCATTGCGGACGAAGTAGAGCTTCCTGACCCCGGGAACCGTGATCGTCCCGCCCGTCCCGCCGGTGATGTTCAGCGCCATGCAGCGGGCCTGATCGGTCGCCCCGTTGACGCTGGTGAGCGCCGTCGGGCCAGACAGGCTCAGGCTCACCGCACCGGCCAGTGCGTCCTCGATGAGCTGGAAGACGCCCGCGTTGAGGTTCGTGCCCCAGGTGTTGAGGTTCTCGCCCGGAGCCTGAAGGTTGAACCGAAACGATATCGTATAGTCTGAGGGCATCAGAGAGCGCTCCCGTCAGCCCGAAGCCAGGTGTAGACCCCGGCCACGGGGGTGCTGATGGCGATGGAGTTCTTGTCCGAGACGTGGATCATGCAGCCGGGCCAGCTTGCGGCCGGCGGGAGGTCAGCAAACAAAACCGTGGGCAGTTGCACCGGCTTGGTCGGAACGGCCTGCTCGTTTATCGCGTCCTGCATGTCCTGCAGGGTCGGAGCGAGCGGAAAGCCGAGGGTCGGACTGACAGGCCTCATTGCGGGGTCCATCCCTCCAAGGTCGTCGTAATCGGCGTCCATCCCTCCGAGGTGTCGGGCTGGGCGGTCCAGGCTTCAGAGGTCGAGGCCTGCGGGGTCCAGGCTTCCGGGTCGCCGGCCTGCGTGGACCAGGTCTCCGGGGTCTGCGGCAGGACTTGCCACCCTATGACCAGGAGAACCGCGTCAAGCCGGTCCTGGGCCTCCAGAATGGCAGCGACGCCGACAATCGGGCCACCGAACGCGACAGCGACAATGGCCGCAACGTCCCCGGCCTCAACAATCGAAGCGGCGCCCGCGATCAGCACGTCACCAGCCGCCGACAGGGTGTCCGGGGCCTCCGTGATGGAGGCGGATCCGGAAACCCCCGTCGAGGCGACCGTGCCCGAGGCCGAGGCCGTATCCGCCGCCTCCGTGACCGCGACAGAGCCGGAAACCAGAACTCCGCCGCTGATGGCGGAAATATCCGCGCCCTCGGTGATCGAGGCGGTTCCCGACACAAGGACCGCACCGGAGGCGGAAAGGCTGTCAGCGGCCTCTACAATGGCCGCATCGCCCGTTATCGCGCCGCCCGAGACCGAACCCGAGGCCGAGGCGACATCCGCCCCTTCCGTGATCGACGCCGACCCGGAAACCTCGACCTGGCCCAGCGCGTCAAGCGTATCCGCCGCCTCGGTGATCGAGGCCGAGCCGGTGATGCCGCTTGCGCCGGCGGCGACAATCGGCAGGAGGCCTAACTCAGCCGTTGCGTCGTCGAAAAGACGACGGGAAGCCATAGGTCAGACCTCCGCGAGCAGGATCGATCCTGAGACCACCTGAGCGGCGTTCATCACGCCGAGAAGTGAGATGCAGGCCCCCGGCTCTGCCTGAGCCAAAGACCCGACGAACCCGCCGGACGACACCGCGTCAACGACGTGCGCGCCCTGAAAATCATTCAGCGCAATCATCGCCAGCGGCTTGAACATGACGATGCCCACGTTGGCGTTGGAGGCGGTCGCGGAGGCGAACGTCACGGATTCGACAGAGCGCGCTCCAGTGTCACCTGTTGCAAGCGGCAGGGGGATTACCGTGCTGGCCTCCCGCCAGCCGGTTCCGCCGAATTGAGTCGCCAGGGTCGTTCGCCCGGACGTCCCGGCCTGGTTGGTGTAGCTCGCAGTAACGGTTACTGCGGTGGACCCGTTCTGAGCAAAAAGGATCACGCCGATCATCACGCCCTCGCCGCTCGTGTAGCGAGTGAGCGCGGCAGTCGGAAGGTTGGTTGTCTGCGTCGTGGTCAGGGTCGAGTTCAGGCCGCCGGACTGGTTCAGGATGTCCGCCACGATCAGGCAGACGCCACCCGCCCCGCCGGGGTTGGCCCGAGCGCCCAGCAGGGTCAGCCGTCCGGTGTTGACGGTCGGCAGGGGGCCAATCGCTATGTCGGACGTGTCGTTAAGTGCTACAGATGTCGTCGGCGCGACGGGCGCGGGGACGAAGTTCGGCCACAGGGCCTGAAGGCGAAATGCGCGACCTCCCGCGCTCATCTGGAAGTCCGCGCCCCGGTTCCGACGCAGCGCGTCAAGATAGGCGTCGTAATCCGCGAAGGCGCCCATCTACTTCTCCACGAAAGCGAGGGAGCCGAGCAGTTCCGGCGCGGCTCCGGCGGACGGGATGAACAACAGCGACAGGCAGGCGTTCGGGTCTATCGCCGGGATACCCGGCAGGCCCGTTGTGTAGTCTCGCCAGCCCATCACGCCTGCCGCGCCGACCGGAATCCAGGCCAGAGGCTGGGCGATGGTGATGCCGAAATTGCCTGCGGTGCCCGTCGAGGCCGTCAGTTGCACCTGCTGGATCGCCCGCAGGCCGCTGTCACCCGCCGCGAGCGGAATGCGCTGCACACGGGTCACTTCGCGGAATCCGGTCCCGCCGATGTTGATCGTCGAGGTCTGGCCCGTGTTCCCGTCCTGATCGGTGTAGGTCATTGTCAGGGTCGTGGGGGTCGTGCCGATGGCGGTGTAAATCTCGTAAAACGCGAAGTTGCCGGACCCGCCAGTGTTGCGCGTCAGAGCCGGCGTCGGGGTCGTTCCCTGCACCGTCTGAGCCGTGGTCGAGGTTCCGTTGAGCCCGCCGATGTGAAAGAGCCGGTCATAGAGCAGGAAGACGCCAGAAACCGACGGCGCAATCGCCGCCCCGATCAGCCATTTTTCCCGCGAGCCGCCCGGAGCCGTGAACGGCAGCGCGCCGGTTGTCGTCCGATCCGGGATCGCCGCCGTTGTCGGAACCGCCCCGCCTGTCGGCATCCCATCATATTGCCAGAGGGACGCGCCCCGCCCCGCAATCGGCGCCGTAGCTGCAACCCCAGCAATTCGGGGCGTTTTGTGGAAAAAGATGTTCTCCGGCGTTCCGCTGTTGCCGCCCGTCTGCCGGTTGATCAGGTCGGATAGGTCTGTCAGAGCCGTCATGAACTCGCCCTCCAGCTGCGCCGTTCAGCCTGATCAGCCGTTGCCGTCCGTGATCGTGAAGCTGGTCACGCTCACCGTCTGTCCCGTGGCAATGGAGGTGTTGTTGAGGTTCAGGTCGGACCCGGATGTCGCCACATCGGCGTCCGCAATCGCCGTGGTCCCGTTGGACTGGAACACTCGGGACCATGAGGCCGTCCCGGTCGCCGCCGCCGTGCCGTTGCTGATCGCATTGGCCGTCAGGACGCCGCTGGCAGCCGCCGCCGCAAACGCCGTCGCGTTGCAGGTCAGCTCCACCAGCATGGTCTGAGAGGTGATGGCCGTACCCACATTGGCCGGCCGCGTCCCGTTGTAGATCCGCACCTTGGCGGAGGTTCCAATGCGGGTATTGAGCGCGTCCAGCATAGCGTTGCGCGTGGTCGTGTCGTACTTGATAGCCATCGGGTGCCTCAGAAGTCGGTGTAGATGCTGTAACGGCGCTGCAGGCCGCGCTGCGGGAACTCGGTGCGAAGGACGCCGACCACCGGCTTGTCGGCTACGCGGATGGCCTCCAAGGCCTCGTCGAACAGGGTCTTGAACGTCACCAGCGCTTCGCTGTCCCGCAGGAAGGGGCCGGCCGACATCAGGGAGCCGTAGAGGTAGACATCCGGGGCGCTCGTCAGGAGCCAGTTGGTCGGAGCCGCGTCCGAAAGAGCCGGAACCTTCCGCACATAGGCCAGCGTTCCGACGTAGGACTGGCTGGGCGCGGGCCAGATTTGGAACTGGTCGCCGATGATGGTCACGAACTGCGGGGTGCTGGAAACGCTGCTCTCCGTCAGCGCCTCGCTGATCTGCTCCGGGGTTGCGAGCATCAGCTCAAAGGCGTTGCCAGTCGCATCGGTGATCCGGAAGGACTTGAACTCAAGGAAGTCGCCGGGAATGGCGAAAAAGGGCGTATCGACGTTGGCCGTCGCGATGACCTGCTGCTCGCGTGTGCGCAGGTCACGGTTGATGCGGGTTTCGGCCAGCGTGATGAAGTCGGGAATGCGGGCGGTCAGGTCCGAACGGTTCAGCCAGTCGGCGACCGCCGACTGAAGCTCTGGGTAGGTGGTGATAGCCATGGAGCCCCCGCGAAAAAGGGGAGAGGCGCAAGGCCCCTCCCCCACTCTCCGCTATCAGCGGTTGTGCAGACGCGCGGCCAGCTGAGGCCGGATCGTCCTGAAGCCGTAGAGAACATC